CCCGCTGTAACCCTTGTCAAGCCACCCCGGTTTTCGCCGGCGCGGCCAATCTTCTGACAAGAGATGTCCATCGCCGTAACCCTCGGGTCCAAAGATCCGAAGAGGTGATGGAATCATCTGCAGGACTACGTTAGCCATCTCAAAATCGAGGTGACGAAAGTAGTGGTTATGCAGTGTAAACAGGGTTTGGCCCGACACCAGATGCTTTTGGTAGAAAGGCCGAATGTTGATTCCCTTGTAGTAATCATGACCGCATGACTCACGAAACGGCCCTTCAGCGAAGGACTTAGTTTCGTTTAGCTTAAAGCCCAGAACTTCCAGGCCCCAAGCTACATGCTTATACCCCCACGAGGGGACGATGATGTCATCGCCATATACAGCAACGTCAGAGGAGGGAAAGTTCTTCCCATGTACCTCCGGTGCGGCCGTGGCAATGGCCCAAAAGATCAAGGTTTCGAGTGGAAACGTATAAGCGTTGCCCATGGAGGAAAATTTCTCCAATGGTATAACGTCATCGCCCACTTCTGCGGCACCAGTTCTGGCGCTGCAGAGTAGATCGAACCAGTCTTTTGGCAACAAGCTCTTAACGAGCTCGTAACTGATCAGGTCAGAGGCACTACTTAGGTCTAGTGTGGCAAGATCATTGCTGATCGAACCACGACGAGCCAGAGAAGCATTTCTGCTTTGGTCCGTTGTAGCCAGACCTGCGGCTTTTAGACGTCTCTCCATCGCGTGCCGTATACCTTGCTGGATAAATCCATTAAGGTTGGGCTCCACGAGGATGGTACGATACGTCTTCGCCGACTTGGGGACACAGACAAGCTTACCGGGCGAGATCTCGCAGTCTACAATCGCGAGATCTTCGTCCTTACCTTCTAGTGTATCATGGGCCGTTAGCCAATGAGGCACTTGACGGAGGTATTCGGGTAATCTACCCGAGGCAAGCATGCCTGAACTACACTGAAACCCCGATGCGAGCTTCCTCACCGGGGACGACTGTCTTCTTTTTATGACGGTCGTAGCACCAGGACCGAAGTGAAAACGCATGCTATCTGCTTTCGGGCAGACACCCAGAACGAAACGTATTTTCCGCCGTGCAATTTCAATTAACCGCACGACGGAGGGTACTCGGGAGAGCACCCCGGGCGCTGTTCTGAGAA